GTGTAAAGCAAAGTCACGGCATTGCATTTTAAGGTTAACATTTAGTTCAGTTAAGAAGTCTATCTGGCTTGACACTCTCCCAAAGGTTTTAAGTTTATGCTTCCCTGATTTAAATGTTAAATGGAATGGCCAAGACTATTACTTAAAGTTTTCTAATGGTTCAGAGATATGGATAGGCGGGCTAGACAATGAAAAGCAAATGGAAAAGATTCTAGGTAACGAATACACAACAATGTATTTCAATGAAAGCTCACAACTTCCTTACACTGGCATTGAGATGGGCTTAACAAGGTTGGCTGAAAAGAATAGCTTAACCAATAAAGCTTACTTTGATGAGAACCCACCTGTTAAAAGGCATTGGAGTTATCAGTTATTTATTAGAGGTATCAATCCAAAGACAGGCTTAGCGGTTAAGAAAAATAGATATGCTAAACTTCTAATGAATCCAGAAGATAATAAAGAAAATATCGATGAAGGTTACTTTGAGATATTGGAAGGATTAAGCCCAGAAGAAAGACAGCGTTTTGAATTTGGGGAGTTTTTAGATTCTAGTGATGGCCAAGTGTACTATGCGTTTGATCAAGAGAAACATGTTAAACCATGTAAAAAGGTTAATGGTTCCATCTTTATTGGGATGGATTTTAATGTTGATCCTTTTTGTGCAGTAATCATTCAGTTCTTAGATAACTGTATTTATGTAGTTGATGAATACTTTGAGCGAAATTCAGATACACCACAAACTTGTATTAAGTTAATTAAAAGAGGATATGGTGGCGCCAATATAATTCCAGATTCAACAGCAAAGAATAGAAAGACTTCAGGTCGTTCTGATTTAATCATTTTAAAAGACAATGGCTTCACTGTTAAACCCACTAGAAACCCGTTCGTTTTTGACAGAGTGAATAATTTAAATAGACTATTGTCTAAGGGTCATATTATAATTGACCCAAAGTGTAAAAGATTAATAAATGATTTAGAGAAAGTTTCATGGAAAGGTTCTAAATTGGATCAGAAGACAGACCCACTTTTAACTCATATCTCTGATGCAATTGGTTACGCTGCTTGGTGGAGGTATCCGATAGTAGACAACGCACCTTATACGATTTCAACACAGGGAAGATAATGGACTTATCAAAACAGGCTGACAGGTTATCAGTCATTGATTCAATAAATGACAACGAAGAAAACAAGGGTCGTAAAAGAAGATCATTAAAAGAATATAGAATATTCCAAAACAGAATAAGACAATATGTAGTTGAGAAACTTAATAGTGAATTTGATGTGGACACTGTTGCTGAAATGCCGATAGTGGATTCAATCAATATAAGCCGTAGAGTGGTAAAGCAACAGGCTACGATATATCAAGAAGAACCATTAAGAACTTTCACTAACCTTTCACCTGAGCAAGAAGATGTTGTCCGTTTAATATATAGAGATTTAAAGTTGAATCAAAAGCTTTTAAAGTCTAATGAGCTTTATAAGTTGCAATATCAAAACCTAATTCAAATACTTCCCTTCGAGGGTAAGCTTGAATTAAGAGTCTTTAAGCAGCATGAATATGATGCCCTGCCAGACCCAGCATTCCCAGAAAGAGCTTATGGTTATGTTATATCTACATTTGATCGGACAGGTTTACTAAATACATTCTCCGATCAATCACCTACAGGTGACAATGGAATATCACAATCAAGGTCACCAAGTAAGTCAGATGAGCTTAATCAAAAGGTTGCTGATCAAGATGATTATAAATCAACACTTCATCTTTATAATGTATGGACTAAAGAGTTTATGGAAGCTCCAGCATTAAACTTTGTTATGAATAGCAAAGGTGTGTTGGTTACGAGTACTGATGAAGCCATGAATCCATTAGGTAACTTCTTACCTTTTGTAGATATAGCCCAAGATAAAGACTGGACGTATTATGTTACTTTTGAAAACTCTGACACTGACTTTACTATTGATTGGAATGCTTTATGGACAGACATCAGATACATTACAAGAATGCAGGGTTGGAGCCAAGCGGTCTTAAGTGGTGATGCTGACTTAATGGTTCAGACTATGAGAGTAGGGCCATCAAGAATTTTAAAGATACCTCAAAAAGAAAATTCAGATATAGAAACTAAGTTTGAGTTTGTTTCACCTTCACCTGACCTAATGGGGACGCTTGAAGTAGCACGAACACAATTGGCCAATTATCTTTCATCTAAAGGTTTAGATACTTCAATCATTGCTGATAAACCTGAAACGAATACTTATAACTCAGGCATTGAAAGAATGCTTGCCTTAATAGAAAAGTTTGAAGACACAAGAGATGACTTTAATTTATATCAGAATGTTGAGCAAGATATCTATAAGATTGTAAAGCAATGGCACAACGTCTTAAGAGATACAGACCAATTAGATGACAAGTATAAAACTGCTGAGCTACCTGAAGGCTCGGAAGTGATTGTCGAGTTTGCCAGACCTGAAATGATTAAGACCGACCAAGAAAAATTAGAAGTGTTTGCTAAGAAAGAAGAGCTGGGTTTGATGTCTCCTGTTATGTTTATTATGGAAGAAAAGAATATGAGTGAAGATGAAGCGTTGGAGCACTTAGAAAAAGTAAAAACGCATCAACGAATTAAACCAATGCAAGCGCCTCCAGTTGAAAAAGTTGATTCAGAAGAGTAAGAGCATTTAAAAGGAAATAGAATGCCAATATCTTTAAGTGAATTTTCCTACACCATGGAACTGGATACGGAAGGTGTTCCAGAGAATGACAAAGAAGATGCACTAAATGTAGCAGGTCAATTAATACTCGCCCAAATAAAAGATTACTTAGACAAACAAACTACCCCTGTCAGTGGTGGATCTTATAAGAAAGGTTTATCAAAAGAATATCGTAAGAAGAAAAAGTCAATGGGTAAGCCTGGTATAGCCAACCTTCAACTAACTGATGCGATGTTAAATGATTTAGAAGTTGATGCAACTAAAAGCACTATAACTTTTAAGTTAGATAATGGGACACAGATAGAAAAAGCTTTCAACCATAATACAGGTGATACGTTGCCGCAAAGAGAGTTTCTTCCTGACGATGCTAGTAATGGAAAGTTTAAGCCTAATGTTTTAAAAGAAGCTAGGGCTGCAATAGAAACATTTAAATCCGATGAGATTGAAGATACTGAGTTGGAAAAAGGCCTTGCTGAAGAGTTTGAAAAAGCATTTTTAGAAGATGTATCCATTGAACAAGAAGATGCCCTAAGAGATTTCTTAAAGGGGTTTTTATAATGGCCAAAGTTACAGTCAAAGGATTAAAGAAACTTGATAAGATAGCTCAAAGTCTTAGAAAAGAACTTGGGGACTTCCTTAGTAAGTCAGACAAAGTTCAAGACTTGGTAGTGGGCGACTTAAAGAAAGAAATCAAATCAGGTAAAAGCCCTGCCACTGGAAAGAACTTTAGAAAGTTAAAAACAACCCCTAAAGGAAAGTCAACAGTAGATCAAAGAAGGCGAAAATCTAAATACAATAAGACCGACCCTTCTTTCTCTCCAAGCACATCAGCATTAACATTTAGTGGGCAATTAGTTGATTCAATAAAAGCCAAAGTTAAAGTTGGTGTAAAGTCTATGAGAATAACCATTGAGCCTACAGGGAAAAGAAAGCCTTATAAGAATAAAGACGGTTCAAATACAAAAGGCAGTGCAAAGAAAGGAAATAAGAAGTTGGCTAAAATCCACGCCAAAGGTGGTGGAAAGCTCCCAAAGCGTGACCTACTGGGCTTCACAAAGAAAAAAGAGAAAGAAATAATAAATCTTTTTAAGGAAGTTATAAAAGAAATACTATCAAAAAAGGTAAAGCGTTAAAGTGACGCTTGACACTAATCGTAAGGAGTTTATACAATGGAAGAAAATCCGGCCCACGGCCAAACAGAATCAATCAACGATGAATCTGAAAAAGAACAAGTAGTTAATCCTGAAAGTGTGTTAGCCAAAAACAGAGAACTGTTGGGCAAACAAAGAGAACTTAAGGACAAATTAGCTGAACTTGAATCTCA